CATTTTTTCGTTCAGTGATGTCGATCGAAAGAATAAAAACACCTTCAGGCACTGGCTGAATACTCAGATCGAACCAGCCATGGCTTCCATCCGGAAAAATAAATTCATTTTCAAGATGATTGGCTACTCTTGTTTCAAGAGTTTGCTTAATAACTTTAAATACCTCTGTATCTTCAATTCCAGGCCATTCATCCATATATCGTTTGCCTATCAGTTCATGATTGGCGCGCTTATTATGGATTTCGGCAGTATGGTTAAGGTAGATGTATCTCCAATCGAACCCAATTATCTGGCAGCCTTCAAGCAAATGATTGAGTGCATTGCGCGAACGTTCCTCGCTGCGATAAAGTGCTTCTTCAACGTGTTTTCGTTCGCTAATATCGTTTATCATCACATGTCGGGCAATGCGTCCTTCATAAGTCACGGTGTGGGAAACAATTTCAACACGAATAATATCACCGTTCTTTTTCCTGTAAGGGGTAAAAAACAAAAAATACAAAGCGTTTTGATTAAGTGACTGAAATAATGAAAGATACATGACCACGAAATAAAACAAAAAGTACAAAATACTTTAATTTTGTTTCATCGGATGTTAATTTAAACGGTGCATTTAAACGTTTAAAGAGGTCGATTATAATTAAGTGTAAACTACGCTGCATAAATAGCGCAAATACTTGAAAATAGGAATTTTAGACCAAACATAAAGCCAAATTATATAGCCCTTAACCGGGCTTTTTTTATACCCATACTTTTACCCATTGTTTTGTGTTAAAATTCGATTTGTACACAAGTTAGGGTCAAGTTAGGGTCAAATTAGGGTCATAATGTATGTGATTGGATGTATTTTAAGTAACTGTTTATGTGTGAAAACTGTCATATTTTTGTTAATGATATACCTTTATTACCAGTTTTATATGTGGTTTATTTGTATAAAAAACAGTGTAAATAGCTAATAAACAATTAGTTAAATGCTTTTATGTGCAAAAACTATTAATATTCTGTAATTAATTACTCTAATCGTATAATTCCTATAATAATGGCAATTCCGGTAATGTCGTTTTCAGGTATATCAAATGGCTCATAATCTTTGTTGTCTGATACTGCTTTGAAAAAACCTTCCTTTTCTCCTCTGCGCAATCTCTTGATGATGATGCCCTGCTCACGGGTGGCTATTAAATGAGGTTTATTCCATTGAATGAAATTTCGCTCCCGTAAAATTTTACAGGCAACAACATCTCCAGATGAATATTTTGGGTACATGGAGTTGCCCTTTACCCGTATCATGAAATCAATATCATTAAAGTCAGGTACCTGATAATAGGCCTGTATATCTTGTTTGGAGAAAGAAAAAACATCATTGCCAAAACCGGCCATTGCTTCGGTGGTAAGCAATGGCGTACCCGCTTCATAATTCAACATACTTTCGGGCACTTCTTCCTTAGCCTGAATCTTCAGCATCGATCCTTTTCCAGTCAGTAGCCACCTTTCGTTAGTATTCTGGTAATATGAGAGAAATTTCAATAAATTATCCTCTGATATTCCACCCTTCTGAGAGAATACTCCATTAGATATACCTGTTTTTTGGTATAACTCATATTTGGAAATACCCTCAAGTTCAGCAAATTGTAAAATTCTTTGCTTGATAGCTGAAATATCTCTCGTATTTTCTTGCACAGCTGAATTATCTCTATTATTTTTGAAATCAGTTTCTAAAGTGAAACACCCTTCAAAATTAACTAAAAAAAACAATACGATGGTTAATGTATTAGTACTTCACGGCGAGAAAAAAGAACTGATCAAAATATTTGGGGTCAGTCACGTTACTGTTCGCAAAGCTTTGAGCGGAAAATTAAACACTCCTCTTGCCATTAAAATAAGGAAAGCAGCCGTTGAACGCGGCGGTGTAGAAATTTCAAAGTAGTTGTTTTTAAACATCTTGAAAATGTATCAGGAATTCAATAACACGGTAGCGATATCTGTAAACGACTGGTTAAGCCTTGGTTTTACACTTGACCAGTTTAAAAATGACAGCAAACGGGGATTCCTTAGTATTGTTAATAGAGCCATTGCAGGTAATACACTTATCGATGTTAAGTCGATTAAGCGCCCTGACAGACTGCGCGTTATTGAGGCTGCATTTGGCAAGGTTGAACAGCAAAGGACTACATTAACCTATACTGTTGACCTGGATACAGCCGCCCGCGATTATTTTATTGACTTCCGTAAGCCAGATGGTGCTCCTCTTTTAATGGAGAATGTTGAAGAGTACACGAACAGGGCCAGCATTTTGAACGGTTTACGCCGCGGATTGGACAAACAAATTTCGGCACGGGCAAAGGCCGGTAAGCGTATGAAGATGGGCGAATTTTGGGATCAGGCTGTTGCCTGGTACAACAACCAATTGACAAAATACCCATGTACACGCGTAACGAATGCCCGTAGTCTTGAAAGACTATTTAAACAGTATGTAAACGATGGTTATGGTTGCCTTATTCACGGTAACCAGGGCAACGACAATAGTCGGAAAGTTTCTACCAGCATCGAAAACCTGTTACTGGCCATCTGGCGAACTAACGACAAGCCATTTATTAAAACTGTTCACCAACGTTACCTGGAATTCGTTTCAGGAAATCAAGAAATTTTCGACAAATCGACCGGCGAGGTTTTTAATCCTTCCGACTTCAGGCACAAAGGCCGCGCGATGGAAATTACTGAAGCAACGGTTTGGAATTACCTGAAAGATGTGGTTAATAATACGGCTGTTTATTCTGACCGTAACGGGAACTTCGATTATGTGAACTCGAAACGTCCCAAACATCAGCGTAAACTTGGCCGGTTCTCTCTTTCAAAAATTTCGATGGATGACGTGGCACTTAGTCGCCAGTCTGTTCGTGGATGGGTTTATAAATACATTGCCGTTGATGTTGTTTCAGGATATTGGTTCCGCCCGGCATACGTTGTTGGAAAACCAACTGCCAATACAGTTATCGAATCGTTCCGCAACATGTTTTGCGAGCTTACCGCGCTTAGTTTACCGATGCCCGGCGAATTGGAAGTTGAGTATCACCTGATGCAGGACTTCGACTGGTTAAAAGAATTGTTTCCGTTCGTTCGTTTCTGCGAAAGCCCGACCGAAAAACGTGCAGAGCATAAAATCAAGGCATTTAAATACGGAACATCGAAACGTGAAGGTCATACGCGCGGGCGTTGGTACGCCAATCATGAGGCCTTTAGGAGTGTTCGTAATAAAATGGCCGGTGATTTCATCGAAGATAAATTGCAACCACGCACAATTATATCTGATGACCTTTCTGACGTCGAAAAACACAATAACGAACTGCACCCGCTGCAAAAGACTTATCCTGGAATGACCCGCCGCGATGTATTGCTATCGCAAATAAATCCAGACCTGAAGCAAATTGAGCCCTGGTACTTGTATCAGTTCATTGGCAACGTAACCGAAACATCGATAGTGAATAACGACTTTGTTCGGGTGAACGATACGATGTTCAACATCGCCGATTTTACTTCATTGAAACGCCTGCGTTCGAACAACTACGAGGTTACAGCCTACTGGTTGCCCGAAGCCGATGGAACCACGAGCAAAGTATATCTATACCAGGGCGGCACCTATATCGGCGAAGCAATCGACCGTTTTGCCAATGCTTATAACGAAAATGCAATTGAGCGAACTTCAGCCGACGAGGCCGGAATGATCGAACAAAACAAACGAATTTCAAAATTCGACAAACAAGTTCGCGACCGTCGCACAGCAATTCCAAAGATCGGTACCATCACCCGCGAAGAGTCGAAACAACTCGACGAACTGCAAACCATCATCATTGAAGAAACCCGCCAGCCCGAGGGATACGAAACCGATGAGTTTACAACAGACTGGGCAGCTAAAGCAATCAAATCACTCTAATATCAATCAATCATGGTCACAATCGAATTCAAGAAAAAAGTAATTGACGCGCTGGCCGTTGCCCGCGAAAATTTCAACGGATCGGATGCCCGTTTTGCAACTGCGATGGGTATGAACCCTGCCATTTATAGCCGCCTGAAGAAAGGAGAAACCGAACAGGTATTATCTGATTCCAAATTCATCAGCCTGGCCAGGCAGTTAAACGTTAGCCTCAGCAATCGCCCTGAATGGAAGATTGCCAATACCCCGGTATTTCAGTTTATCACTACTCAGTTAAAAGTTTGTCAGGAGCAAGGGCTTTCATCACTCCTGGTCGATCTGTCAGATATTGGCAAAAGCTTTTCGGCTGATTTCTACTGCCGGAATAATAAAAACGCTGTGTATATCGACTGCTCACAGGTCAAGAGCAAACAAAAGATGATCAGAAGTATTGCCCAGGGCTTTGGCGTTGGCAGTACCGGACGTTATGCCGATGTATATGGCGACCTGGTTTATTACCTGCGCACACTTCCAACCCCTCTTATTGTGCTCGACGAAGCAGGTGACCTGGAGCATTCAGCTATGCTTGAAATTAAAGCCCTCTGGAATGCTACCGAACACTTTTGCGGTTTCTACATGATGGGTGCCGATGGACTTGAGAACCGCATCCGCAATTCAATCAACTACAAAAAGGTTGGATATACCGAGCTTTTCAGCCGCTTTGGCAAACGATATGGCAAGGTAGTTCCGGTTGCAGGCGAAGAAAGCAATAAGCTGTTAAACGCCACCGCGATGATGATCATTAAGGCTAACGCCCCTGAAGGATCGAACCACCAACTCATACTGCGCAATACAATGGGCGAAGATGGACGCCCATCGCTGCGCAGAATTTACAACGAACTCACAAAAAACCAATAATTGATGTCTCGCGCCTATTCAGTAAATAACATTATTGACGCGAAATTCAATGTAATGGATTTTACCGGCGAGTGGCTCGCTGCGTGTGGAAAACCCGAAGTTTCAGGAACGTTTTTCATATACGGGCCACCAAAAAACGGGAAAACCAGTTTTGCAATGAAGCTCTCTAAATACCTGACCAACTTCGGAAGGGTGATGTATCATCCGGTTGAAGAAAAGCTGTCATTGTCTCTAAAAGCGCAAATAGAACGGGTTGGAATGATTGACGTTAAGACACGTTTTGTTTGCACAAGCGGTTACGAATCAGTTGCCGAATTAGCCGAACGCCTTGCCAGGCATAAAAGCCCGGATATTGTTGTAATTGACTCAATACAATTCTGGGGCATCACCTGGGATGAATACAAACAGCTTAAAAAGCAATTTCCAAATAAAGTATTCATCTATATCTCTCACATCGAAGGACGTCAACCTGAAGGTAATACCGCGCGACGTATCTGGCGCGATTCAAATATCGCTTTTCGTGTCGAAGGATTCAGAACTTTCCCCGTTGGACGCTATGGCGGTGGCGCTACAATCGACATAAATAAGCAATTGGCAAACGAGTATTGGGGATTAACAATTTAGAACAATGGAAGCAACAATTATTGAAAAAGCAATTCATTCAAAGGCCGTACAGGCTGTTAAGGTAAACGATATAGCTACCTGGTCACTG